GCGGCTGACATCCACAACTCATTTGCTTTATTCCAAAATTTATTTCTAAATAAAAAGTCTGTTACTCTAATTAAAGCATTTTTATCTTTAACTAATGCAATTGCTTCTACGAAATCATCAAAGTTTCCATCCCAATTATCAAAACTTTTAACTAAATCTAAAATAGATTTTTGTGATAAATCTGTATTACTATCTTTTAATATCCCTCTAAGTCTTAATCCTCTACCTAAGTTTGAAGTAACTTTCCCATCAAACCTCATTAATCTCATTAATAAAGCTGTAGTAAGTTTCATTTCATTTTGTGTAAACTCACCTGTATTTCTACGAATACCATTAGCCATTTTATATAATGCATCTGCTAAGTTTTGTTGAACCATCTGTGATGCATACATAAACTTAAGACCATCTTGTAATTTGTCTCCAAGTTGGCCTAACATTTTTGTTGTTTGAATAATATCGCCACCAGCTTTTGCGGCTTGTCTTTCAATTATTTTATCTGAAATAACATCAAACTGTTTTTCTGATTTAATAACTTTTTGTATTGTATCTAAAACAATAGCTCCAAAGTTTGTATCTGCGTATGCTCTTGGTGATAATTGAAAATCTAAAGCATCATCAATATTTTTAAAATCTAATCCAGTTTTTTTAGGTTTTCCTGTAACTGGGTCTATTCTTGCATTGTCAATAAAGTTTGTAAAACTCTCAACTATTTTTTCATTTAACTCATCTGCACTAGCTTTATCTTTTATAGTTTTAACTACATTTCCTACACTATCAGTAGTGGCTTCTTCTAAAATACTTTGTACTAATTTTTTAGTTCCACCTTGTCCATCTGGAGCTAAATTTTTGTTTGCATCATCAGCTAGTTTTTCTTCTATCTTTTTTAATTTTTCTGCATCAAAGTTCTTGCCTGTTAAGCTTTTTCTTTTTAGCTTAATGTATTTAGCCATGTCAGTTAACTGAGATTTAATTTTTGGAGCCGCTCTAAATAGTCCTTCAGTTAATCCACCAAGTAATGCACCTTCTAATGCATTCTTAAATCTAGCTTCATAAAAACCTTCATCTTTATCTTCAGAAGATAAGTATTCAAATAATGGGTTTTGTAATCCTGGAAACTCATCATTAATCATGTCTACAAATCTTCCAGTGTCACCATCAAAAGCTACAAAGTCTGCAACTGCACCTCTTGCTGTAGACTGAGCTAATTTAGTTGTAGCTTTACTTCCTTTAGCAAATTTTAAAGGTTTAACTGGAGCCGTTGCATACCAACCTGTAACAAATTGAGTAATACTTCTTGTAATATTACCAGTTGTTGTGTCTGCTTCATCGACTTCTGGTAATTCAAATGCACTATCGCCAACTTTAGTTATGTCACCAGATATTGGAAATTTAATATTATTCTTAATAGCATCATCATAAGAGTGATATTGAACAATACCGTTCTTAGCATTTTCACCAAAAGTAAATCCACCGTAACCAGTGTATTCTTTTAAATCCTGACCAACGCCTTCAATTAGGTTTATACCAGAGCTTATTCCATCTCTAACACCACCAACTATTTGGACTGGTATATCAGTTAATATACCTCTTTTGTCTTCTTCAGCTTTTTGTGTGTCTTTAATTTCTTCTTGTTTCTTTTCAGCTTCTCTAATTGTAAAAAACTGGTCTATTTGTTCTTGAGTATAATCATCTGGAAAATTGTAATCTATTCCATTTCTGTTTATTGTTTGTGCCATTAATTACCGCCTCCTGTGTTTGGTGGAACAAATGTAATTCCATATCTTTCTAAAACACTTCTGTATTTTTCTTGTGAAAGTATTGCGTCATAAACTGGACTGTCTCTTAATATTTCTGCCATTAAAACTTTTACCTGGGCATTGAATGCTCTTTGATAATCTTCACCAGCTTCAAACTTAGACTCATTAGCTTTGTGCCAATTAATCATTCTTTGTTCAAAACTCATTCTTCCTGCTGTTAAAAATACTGACATGCCTGGTACGGCTGATAAATTTTTATCTCTAAATAATGTTTGAGCACTATTAAAAGGAATACTTAATTGAAAATATTGATTGTTGTTAATTACAGATTGTTTACCAACTGTATTATAAAATAATTTAAAATCCGTGATTGTTATTTCTTTTTCATTTAAGAATTTAGTTGCCATAGCTTTTACAGCATAAGGATTTGTGTCTTGTGCTAGCTCTAACTCTTTAAGAGCTTGTGGATTGGAAACCCCAACTGCAACACTTTTTTGAACTGCGTTATGTAATCCTAATAAAATGTTTTTTTGTTTTTGAGTGTATAGGTCATCACCGTTTTCATCTGTTGAAGTCAGTAAATTATTTATTGTAAAATTCTCATTATTAATTTCTTCAAAATAAGTATCAGCTAACTTTTGTCTGTCTGTATCATCTTTTGATTTTTCTAATTTTAATTTACTTTCATTAATTAAAGTTTCTCTAGCTGTTAAAGTTATTAATAAATCTTGTTTTAAAACATTTCCTTTTCTTGAACCTTTTTCACCAGAAAAATAACCTGTGCCTAATTTTAAATTATCAAAACTATTTACAATTTCTCTTGCGTAAGCAAAACCTTCAGGGTCATTAATTGTATTAATGTAAGCTTTAATACCTTTTTCAAACATATTGTTTGTAGATATGTTAGAATTACCTGTTGCTTTAAATTCCGTAGCTTCTTTTAAAATACCATCTAACACGTCATCCATTGAAGAATTTTGGTTTTGGTTTTCAATAAAGAAACCAGCCCAATTTTTAATAGCATTATCTTCTGTATTTTTTTGAATAGCGTTAAATCTTCTAATATTATGTTTCTTTTCTTCTGACTCTCTAAACTTTGTTGTTCTATCAAAGAATGCTTTCTTCAGAGCTTTATCATCATATCTATTTAGACCTTTTTTATTTATAAACTTTTGCATTAGGTCTTCATAAGAAGCGCTAAATGCATCACTAGAAATATTTTTGTCTAAATTATTTGTTGCATAAAATTCACCAAACTCTTTTTCAAATTCTCTAGCTTCATTATTTAACTGTAACTCCATCATTTTATTAAAATAATGAGGATTAGCTCCTGGAGGAATTTTTCCATTTTTAACTAAATCAGCAAAAGCTTTTTTATTATTTTCAAAATCTACTGTTGCTTCAGCTTCTTTTTCTTTTTTAGCTTTTACATCTTCAGTTACTTGATAGTTAATCAAAGCAGGAACAATTGAAGATAATGAATTAACTAATTCTTTTGTTGCTGGATTTTGTGGAACAGGTTTTGGTTTGTAAAAAATATCAAAATCACTGACATTAGTATCTGTTGTTCCAGTGTCTATATAGAAACTTGGAACCTGGAATTTTTTAGACATTAATCGTAATCAGTAAAGTCAGTTTGAGCATAAGTATCTGCATCAGTAACGTCATAAGAATATGGGTCGTTATTAACATTGTTTGCGTTTTGTTGAGCTTTGTAACCATAGTAAGAACCAGCAAACTTTAATCCTGCCGCAAGTCCTGTTGTTGTAGAGTCTGGTGAAGTTACATAAGTTGTTTGGCTATCATAAACATCATTTAGATATTGATAGTTTAAATCATATTGGAATTTATCAGCTTCAATATTTCCAAAAGTATTAGCTACTGATTGACCTTCTACATCAAAATAATTTCCTAATAAGAACTCATAAGTATTACCAGTAAATCCAGTATCACTTGCTGAGAATGTAGAACGTCTTCTTCTTAATTCGTCTTTTTTAATTTTTAATTTTTCTAATCTAGATTTTGTTTTCTTAATTAATTTTAAATTTTGATTAGTTCTTCTGTTTTCTAAATTTCTTTTGGCAATTTCATTTTGCCTTATTTGAGCATCACGTTGAGCCTTTTGAGCGGCCATTGACTGCTGATACTGCAAGCCAGCACTTAAGCCAGCAACTACTAAAGTTGGGTTACACATTATATTTTGATAAACTCGTAAAATGGTTTTTGTTCTACTCCATAATTTTTATGTTTTTTAATAAATGAAAAATTCATCCACTTAAGCCAACGAATGTGTAATTCATTCCTGGCATCAACATAATTATGAATAATTTGAAAATTACTTTTTAATATTGGAAATACTTTTTTGCTTTCTCTTAAAAAAGATAAGCTAATTGATTTAAGTTCTTTAGTACCTACCATCCAAATGTTTCCAATTAATCCATTTGGCACAACACCCAGCATTGCTACTGGAATATCATAATAACAAATTACAAAAGGAACCTTACTTGCTCTCAATCCATGAAGTAAGCACATCAATGGAGGTAAACCTGTTACTGCTTTTATTTCTCTATAATCCGCTTCTCTAAGATTATAAGATAAATAATGACAATCTTCCTCATTAGCTAAACGCAAATAAGGTTTCTTATCTAGATTGAGTGACATAGTAACCTTCCCATTCTGCATTCACAAAATTAGAAGGTAAGTGACTATTATTAGTTAGTTTAATTGTAAGACTTTCATTTCTACTTTGAACTGCAAAAGTAAAATCTCCATCTTCTAAATTAACTGTTCCTGTTAAACCTGTACCTAAAACGGTTCCTGTAAAAGTAGTTGTACTTTCATCTCTACCTATAGGAGTAACACTTGTTTGAAAAAATCCTGTATCATTATAAGACACAGTCCAATTTCTAATTTGTAATCTTCCTTCTCTTACTCTTGTTCTTGAACCTGTTGCTGAACTTTGACCTAAAGCTAAATATTGCTGTGAGAATGTGTATTCAAAAATATATTGTTCTCCAACAAAGTAATCAAAACTTGTTATATCTCCACTAACAACTAAATCAGTTCCAGTCTGTGAAACTAAAGTTATGTCTCTTCCTGCTTTATTACTTCCACCTGGTTTACCTACAAGCTTCATAGTATTATCTATGGCGTAAGGTAATGTGATTGTTGTTTGATTTGTTCCTGCATTATAACTTTCAGAAACTTCAGTGTTATCTAATTTTCTATCTAAATGAGTTAAATAAGTTGCGTCTTCATCTACTGAAGCTGGAGCGCAATCAATCTTTTCTAAATATAAACCATCAGACCTATTAATGACTAAATATAAATCAGTTCCAATAAAATCTACGTTTAAAATTGTAGTATCGTTTGCATTACCAATAGTCCATCTATGGAATGCACTTTGTAATCTTCTGCCATCTGAAACAAACCATTGATAAACATATAAATGATTTAGATAGTTTGCTTTTGAACTTAATAATACTAGGATGTTTTCATTAGAAGCATTGGCCATCTTAAATAAACTAGATGGAATATATTTAGGAACATTAGCTGTAATATCTTCACCAGTATTTGTTTCACCATCTGCTTCAACATACATTTCTCTCACACCTGTAAATTGGCCTTTGTCAAAAGCAAAGAATACATTACTTCCTGAACCTACTGGTTTTACTGTAGCTGTATTTTCGTATTCTGTTGTAACTGTTACTGAAACATTATTTGGTGTTAATGAATTACCACCTGATAAAATAAATTGTGTTTGGTCTGAAAATAATAATAATTTTTCATCAAAAGCTACAGCATGTTTTAAAATAGAAACTTTTGTATGTGATACGTTAATATCAATAATATCTGTGTCTAAACTATCTGTTACGGTTTCATTAAAAAATTCAAAGAACTCACCTGACCTAGACATAATAACATTTTCATCTGCTAAGAAACCAAGTCTGTTTCTATGAAAAAACATATCTCTAATTTTGGTTCCAACAAAACTTGGAACTGGTGAACTTTCTTCATCACCAACTACTCTTGTTCCCCAGGCAGGAACGTCATAATCAGTAGAACTGATTGTATAGGTAGAACCATCTGCTTGTGTAAGTCTAAAATTTCCATCTGCCGTTCTAATTAAAAGAACTGGCATTGTATCACTATCTAATGTTGTATTTATTCCTGGAGCTACTGTTTCTTCCCAAACTTCATTACTATCTACAAATTTTACATAATAATTATCAAAGCTATTAGATGCATCTCCTTTAACTTCAACAACCATTCCATCAATTCCTTTAGCTGGTAAGTCAGAAAAGTTTTGTACTTCATCTTTTATAACTTGTGATGCCTGGTCTCCAAAACCATCTGATGCTGATACTTCTAAAGTTCCTGAAGCTTTAACAATTGAAAAACTAGAATTACCTATTTTAGTTAATGTAATACCAGAAGGACTTCCAATAGCGCTAAAGAGTCCGTCTCTAATACTTTCCGTATTGGTATTGGAAGACGTAAAGGAGCTAGTTGTTCCATCAATGGTAACTGAATACTTAGTGGAATTAACACCTTGTATAACGGTATAAATGGCTTGTTCAATTTTAGCTGGACTGGTTGTGCTATCTAAAGCTACGTTTTGAGTTGTATTTAAAATGTATGTGTAATCGTTTACTGTTAAGGCTCTAAAATCACTTCTAGGATTTGTTGAAGATAAATAATTAGTTACGTTAGTTTGCTCTACTACAGTCTTTTGAGCTCCATCAATATCATACACGGATAAAGCACCATCAGTAATAACAACAACATACCTTTCATTAGTATCTCTATTAATTGTGTGAATGAATGCATTGGATAGGTTTGATGAAGATAGCTTTGCTATATGTTTGGTAGGTGGTCTTTTTTTTAATCCTTCAACAACATTTGATAAACCATTAATCTGTTCAGTTGCCTGGTTTTCTAATCGCAATATCTCTGGTTGTTGAGACACTCCTCCGATTAGGTTCGGTATACTTCTTGTGATTAAAGGCATTAGTTTATGAAGTTACTTTAAGTGCACCATTTCTATTAACAGTTTTAAATTGGTCTAAACTATTAAAGATATTATGGTCAGCAGTAGAAGCTTCGGCCTGCTTAAGTATAGATAAAGCTCTTCCTTCATCTTCTTTAGAAAATCTATGTA